TATTTTTATTATTGGTACCGAAACTGATATTCGCGAATGGTTGACTTTTGCTGGATACGACGAGGACGACATTGAATATCATATCCGCGGCGAATAATTTAGTTGACACTAACTAAGAATTCTTTATACTAACTACGAAAACGACACTACATTGGAATCAAAATTACAATGTTTTTATAAAGAAAATTACGGTGTAACACATATGTGGGCTTCTGCCTCTTCTGGTGTGGCCGGCGCGTATTCAACAATATTAGACTTATCAGATAAGTTGGCATTTAACGAAATGTGTGATATGATTACTGAAATGAAGGTAAAAGCTGAAGAAATTGGTTACAGAGAACTTTTAGAAAAAAATAAAAGGAATATAAATGATTACGATAATCGAAGGCATGGATAGGTGCGGTAAATCAACACTGATATCTAACCTAAGAAAACACTATTTTACAAATCCAAAACTTATTGTCCATCATTCATCTGCTCCGCCAAAAGGTGTAGCAGACTCAAACGCATGGGAGGTAGATCACTACCGTGATTTGTCGTATGTATTTCATCATCTTTCTTCTCGTGAAGGATATGATGTTATCTGCGATCGTTTTCATCTCGGTGCTATTGTATATGGAATGAAATATCGTGGACTTGATCCATACACTATCTATAAAGTAGATGCTGAAAATATCTCAAATGGTCGAGAGAAAAATGTTGCTATGATACTTCTTACGGATAATGTAGAAAGTATCATGTCACGCGACGATGGTCAATCTATTGAAACTTCAGCAGAAGAATTTGAAGCAACAAGCAATGAATTTACTAAGGTGTTTGGATATTCTACAATCAAGCATAAGCTTCACATAAATATTACTGATAACGGCGGCTTTGAAAATACTTTGCCGAGCGTTGTAAAATTCTTGGAAAATATATCATGAACTATGTTTTACCAAAGCCGATAACAGTTGAATTGGATGACCACGAAATACAGCATATTGAAGTAATGGCAAAAGAAATATTTTACTGCCCAGTTAGAAGAAAAAATCGACAGTATGAAGAAGTGTATAACGCCACTCTTAGTGGAGTAATTTTAGAATTTGCTCTTGTGCGACAAGGCGCTATTAAAAATAACGCTGTTTTTGATGAAAAAAATCAAAGCTCTTATGATTGGGACGTTATATGGAATAACTGGCGCTCCGAAATAAAATGTACTGCAGATCCGGATAAAATGCCAGAAAACGCTAAAATGAAATGGGTCACATTTCCGCTATCCAGTGTTCAAACTTTCATAAATAACATAACAAGAAATCCAAATTGTGTTGACATTATAATCTTTGGATGTTACGATAAAATATCAGAAAATAAATTTGAATGTAAATGGCGCTTGGTAGCTCCAGCAGATTCTTTTAAGAGCAGCACTAAAAAATGTAATCCAAAATGGAGTAGTAGCTACTACAAAAAAACTGGTGCGCTAAAATATTTTTACAACCATTTTTCTGAAAGTCTCGCTATATACAATACTAGCTTATAATATGGAGAAATAATAATGCAAACAGTATCAGACATTCGAGCTAAGCTCATTCAAAAATATAAAGATCATGACTTCGTAACCGATAAGACCGGTGTAAAAACCATCGAGCTTATCGGCGAGTCGTTTGTTGCTGACGAGGATTGGATAATTCGTGAGCCTAACTATGAATACATCGAGCGCGAACTTCAGTGGTACGAGTCTCAATCTCGTTATGTTGAAGACATTCCAGGCGATACTCCTGCTATCTGGAGACAGGTTGCCGACAGTGACGGCAGGATCAACTCTAACTACGGTTATCTGATCTGGTCAGAAGAGAACGGCAACCAGTACAACAACGTTCTTGCTGAACTTAGTAATAACCCTAACAGCCGTCGTGCTGTCATGATCTACAACCGTCCGTCTATGCATAAAGATTACTGTGCAGACGGTATGTCTGACTTCATCTGCACTTATGCAAACACCTTTTTGATTCGTAACGGTAAACTAATCAGCCATTACCTAATGAGGAGCAACGACTGCGTATTCGGTTACACGGCAGATGTTCATTGGGCAATGCATGTCCAAAAAATGCTCGCCGCTGATCTCGGCGTTGAAGCAGGTAATCTTATTTGGACGGCGACTAGTTTGCATGCTTATGAAAAGCATTTTTCTCATATTGAAAAACTGATTGAAAATGAATCTGCGTAACTACTGGAGAATTTGGGCTAAAAGTCTAGGAGAAAAAGTTGGTGAAACTGATAAACAAGCAAATGTAGTTGCCGCCATAAGAACTTTTTGGTGGCTAACACATATAGTTACTTGTTTTATGATTATTATACACAACGGAAATAAACTGGTATGGTGGTAATTTGACTAAGTTAATTCTTCTTACTGATATACTCGAAACAAAGTTACGCAAAGAAAAAGAGCTCGAGTTCTATCAAAATGAACTCGAGAAACTCAAACAAAAAATGTTCTTTATCCGAAAGGATATTGATATCACAAACTTATGTATTCAGATTATTGAACAAGAAAAGGTGATGGATATTCGTGCACAGATGAATGCTAAATTGATAGGAAAAGATGATGACAATTAATTCTAAGTGGGATATCCGCTTTATGAAACTTGCGAGAGAAATCTCGAAATGGAGTAAAGATCCTAGCACGCGCATAGGAGCTGTCATCGTTAATGACGAGCGCCGTATTCTTGCTACAGGATACAATGGCTTTCCTCGTGGTATTGAAGATACCGAGGAGCGTCTTAACGATCGTGAACAAAAGTATCCGCTGATAGTTCATGGAGAAATGAACGCTCTTATGAATGCTCTCTACAGTGGCGTATCGGTAAAAGGTGCTGCAATTTATGTTTGGGGTCTGCCAGTTTGTGCTGAGTGCACAAAGAATGTTATTCAAGCTGGTATCAAACGAGTAGTAATCACATATACAGAAAATGCCCCAAAAAAATGGCAAGCGCAATGGAACAACATGTCTAAGCCTATGTATGACGAGGCTGGCGTCTCAATTACTTATATCAACGAAGATCATTGGGGTTTTGAAACACATAAATAACCTTGTAATTAAATTATGAGAGACAAAATGGCAAAAAACTTATTTGATACGTATAGCGGTGTAAAAAAAGATGATCCTAATCGAAATAAAAACGATTTGTATCCTACACCGCCATTAGCAACTTACATTCTTCACAAATATGTAGATCTTCCAACTAAAATAGTAGAACCTTGCGCAGGTAAAGGCAATATATCGATTGAACTGAAGAGATGCGGATATGATGTAAAGTCCTATGATTTATATGAATATGAAGATGCTTTGGTTGATATAGAAACTGGGCATGATGTTTTAGATCTTAAAAAGCCTGTTGGATATAGCGCGCTTGTTACAAATCCCCCATATCACAAAGACCTACCAAGAAAAATTGCAGAAAAAGGTGTTGCAGAATACGATGTAACCGCTCTTTTTGTTCGTCTTACTTTTCTTGAAGGAAAAAAACGAAAAGAACTGTTTACAAACAACAAAATTAGTGATATAATATTTCTATCAGACAGAATAAATTTTGGTTCAAATAAGTTAGAGCCAGTAGAACGAAACGAACAGATTGGCGGAATGATAGCCTATTGCTGGATCGTTTTTAAAAGAAACAATATCCACGATAGCACTAAACTGCACTGGGCTAGATTAGATCAAGAATATGATGAGTGGAGAAAACATTATGAGGAGAACAAATGAAAATCTTAATTCCATTCTTTATGACTGATGAACATAATCTAGATAGCCCATATGTATCCGGTGGCATAGAGCGCTTTATTCAGCTCATTTATCAAAATTTTCCAGGTGAAATAATTCTGTTTTATTACAATGATGAAGATCGTAAAAAGCGCCTTACAAATGCTAAACTAGCTCAAGCCATTATTCATCATAATCCTGATGTTCTCATGGTTAATTTTGATAGCACTACATTGATTAATAAGATTCAAGATACTTTTAATATTCCAATTGCTTGGATTAGTCATACTGCGGCGGGCGGTATTAGTAAAGTTCTGCATGTGAAAATGATGAAAGAGTTTTTAGAAAAAGGCGGAACACTTTCAATGGTAAGTCCATGGCAATATGCTGGTATGGACAAGCTTTCGCGGCGCATCAATGGAATTCCACTCGACTTGAATGGTGGTTATATTAATGCTGCTTTTTGTAACGGCGATGAACCTGTGTACAAAGATCTAGAGTACGATATTACTACTATTGCTCGCATGAACAAAACAAAAAATCCTTATCTTAATCACAAGCTTTCGCATCCGAACCAATATAGTAGTCTTATTTTGACCACCACTAGTAATTTGGTAACAAGCGAAAATATTCATTATCACAAAATCAATAGCCACTGGAACCATCCACAAGAAACAATAGAAAACCTTCCGCACGCGCAAGTTATGGAAAAGCTAGCAAAATCTAGTACTTATTTTTCTACCTGCCCAGCAGAAACTTGGGGTATTACAGCTCTTGAAGCTCTGGCCCGCGGTTTGCCAGTTATTGTTTCTACCGATACAACTGGCACTCACGCTTCAGAATGTATTCCAGCTAGTCCAGATCATATAGTTAAAGTGCGCAATAATATTCGACCAGATAAATTTAAAGAACCAGTTGACAATTTGCTAAAACTGGATTATAATAAACGTATAGAGATATCTGAACTGTCAAAGCAAAAACATTCTAAAGAAAATTGGGTAAAGTCTCTTCAAGATCTTTTTGAACAAACTATAGACAGAAAGAAAAAAGTTAAAGAAACCTCAGTTTTTGATTTCTTTGAATAAATATTGACTATAAATACAACCGTCATCAAAATGGTGAAACTTTAGTACAGGTAGTTGTACTCGACCTACCCGGTTCCTCCGGCCAAATTAGTCGTTAAACTGATATAATAGAAAAGGAAAAATCTATGAAAAAAATTAAAGTTGGTATCATTGGCGTAGGTAACTGCGCTAAAGCACTAGTAGAAGGTGCTCAATATTATAATGAAAATCCAAATGACCGCATTGGTTTAATGTATCCAGATATAGGTGGATATACTTCTGCAGATATTGAATTTGTAATTGGTTTTGACGTAGATCGTCGTAAAGTAAATAAGCCACTTATTGAAGCACTACGTGCCTCACCAAATTGCGCAATGGATCATGTCGCAGAAATTTTAGAATTAGGCGGCAACTCTCCTGGTGTTGTTACAAAAGGTGCTAAGGTATATTCTAGTCCAACACTCGATGGTGTTGCTGAATGGATGGAATACTATCCAGAAGAAGTTTCGTTTAGAACTGGTGCTGAGTCAGCTAAATCTTTTGATGATATTGTTGATTTAGTTAAAAGCTCTGGTGTTGAAGTTTTAGTTAATTATCTTCCAGTTGGATCAGAAAAAGCAACACGTTTTTATATTGACGTCGCACTAAAAGCGGGTGTTCATTTTGTTAATTGCATTCCAACAATTATTGAAACAAAAGAAACACAAAAAGTTGAACAGCAATTTATTGATGCGGGTCTTACTTTTGTAGGATCTGATATGCGTTCTGCTTGGGGCGCTTCAAGGCTATCTGAAGTTCTTCAGGGTGCTATGATTGACGGCGGATTGCACGTGACTTATCACACCCAAACAAATAGAATTGGTGGAGCTACTCAAGGCAAAGAACATGTTCGTTCTGGTGTAACTTCAAATACTGATTTTATCAATATGGCTGAAAAAGAGCGACTTCACAGTAAGCATATTTCTAAAGAAAATGTTTTGAAAGGCCAGAATACAGTTCGTGGAGTTAGTTACGCGGGTGACACCCTTTATGCGGGCCCTTCTCTTACCGTGCTCCAAAAACCCGGCGGTACTTACATTGGTTCTGATAATAAAATTGCTGATCTTGATATTGTTGCTTTTGGTTTTGGTGGAGCACGATATACTTTACAAGCAAGACTTTCTTGCCAAGACTCGCCTAACAGCGGCGGCGTAGTTATTTCAGCTGTTCGTTTTTGCCGTGTTGCTGCTGAAATGGGTATTGTTGGTATTCTACGAGGTCCTTCTGCATATACACAAAAGTCACCTCCTGTACAACTTACCAGCGCAGACTCTAAATTTGAATGCGATGCTCTAGCGCGTCGTACTCTTACTTCAATGACAGAGCCTCAACTTGTAAAAAACAAGCCAGTTGCTAAAAATCTGCCTTACACTTACCAGGATAGCAAAACAGATTATGAATGATATACCAAACAAAATTATCAATTCTTTTGATATCGACGGAGTAATCTATATGGGAGACGCCTTTACTGGCGTCTTTCCAGGCGAAGACGATGTAATTATTACCGGCCGTTCTTACGAAGAAGGTGACATTACAATGAATATGCTTAAAGGTAGAGGTATATTCAACGATGTTTATATGAACCCACTTGCTTTTGATCAAAAATCAAGAAAATCTTCTGGCCAACATAAAGGTAGAACTTTGTTTTATCTTGAACAATTAGGATATTGTTTTGGTATTCATTTTGAAGATGACCCAATTCAAGCTGAAGAAATCCGCAAAATCATGCCCGACATAAATATAGTCATGCTACAACATGATCTTACGGAGAAATAAATTATGAAAAAAGAGATTTTCTCTGCCGCTGAAGTAAAATCAATGGCAGATCCAGAGCGTTTTCGATATTTTAACAAATGGGTTTTAGACTTCTTTAAAAGAGAAGCTTTAAGAGATTCTGGAAGAATTGAAGAATACGAAATTGATCCAGAATTTGGAGACGCTATGCGCCAAGAAGTCTCTTATTGGAATCCTAATCGTTCGAAACACGCAGAAGTATTTTGGCTAGAAAATCACGTTTTTGGTCAAGATACTTCCATGCGCAATAAAATTCTTAATGCTATGGCCGTTAAGTTTGTTGGAATGCCAACTCTTACTTTAGTAGCATCTGATACCGCTGACTATTCAAAAATAATTGATTTTGATGAATATAGGCTCAAAGGTGATTATTATCATATTACAAATAAAAATTTGGATGATAACGTGCGCAAATTGAAAGTGTGGGGAGCTACACAACTTCAGACATCGCTTCAAACAGCAGCTCGAAATTTTGTTCGCGAAGAAGAAAATGATCCAAATGCTCCTTTCAAACTTTCACACATGATACGATGGATGGATCAACTGGATAAATTAGGCATGTGCGATGTAGTGCAAGATCCTAAGAATTCTCTTGGAGATGTTTGCGAATGGCTAAGAACACACCGCGGTATTGGACCATATTTTGGATACCACCCTCCATGCAATTTTTCTCGATGCGAACAACTTCCAAACATAGACGAAGATGATGACTATTGTCTAGTTGGCCCTGGTGCTGCTAGAGGAATGTCTTGTGTTTTTCCAGATGTTAAAATGAAAAATAACGACATCATGGAAAAGATTATTCTATCTATTCGCAGTCATCAATATGACTTTTTTGAATTTCCAGATGATGCTGCTAGAAATTTTTACAAAGAAAACTTAGAAAGAGACGGATATTTAACCACTTTTGGAACTGAAATTACTTTTTGCCAATTCAATTGCTTTGAATCAATTAAAGATAATCCAAAAGCTCAACAAAAAAGAATTCTACCACTAACATTCGATGCGTTTGATAAAATAGCGCTTGATCTTGAAGATCTACTAGGCTGCACGACTCTCGACAGCTTCTTTTCTTAAAGGAAACTTATATTATGAAAATAGCTATTATTTCACCAACTAACACTATTACAAGTTCAGTTTACTCTCATAGAACAGCTCCTGCTGTTATATATTGCGACCAATTAAAGTCAATGGGTCATGACGCAGTAGTAGATTTTGAAGGTGAGATTAAAGATCTAAATGAATACGACCTATTATACATGTATCACGCAGATAACGGCACTTCTCGCACTAAACCATCTGCTATGAATATTTTTGGCGGGTTTCAAAATTGCCCTTATTCACAAAACGTAGTTAAAGTTTCTAAATACAAAGGGCCTATAATTTCACTCAATTGTGACTTCCCAGAATATGAAAGATTGCTGCGCCGCAAATTTGAGATTGCAAAAAAGAATAATGTCTACATTGAACCTATTTGGCATGAACTTAACATAGATAATTGGGGAAGATTTGAAAAAGAAGCAGAAGTCGTAAATCACATCAGCACAAGTAAGAAGATGGTTATTGGCGATAGCCATGCTATTTCTATGTACAGGCCAGGTTGGTCTTTCAGATCTGTTGTGTTTAAAACATTAAACGGCGCATTAAACGAAGGCTTGAAATCGTTCATAGATATTGATGGAGTAGAAGAACTAGAGTTTTATTTTGGTAATATAGATGTTAGGCACCATCTTTGCAGAATAGAAGGTGATCCACTTAAAAACGCAGAAGCTCTTGCTGATCGATACATAGAACAAGCAAAAGAATTAAACGCTAAAATTTATGAATTGCTTCCAATAGAAAATGAAAGTAGAGTAGTTCCAAAAACTGGGCACTACGATGGTAAACCTTTTTGGGGTTCTTGGGCCGAAAGAAAAAAAGTCCGTGATCATTTCAATGATTACATCGAATATAAATATAACATAATTCGCTGGACAGATTATCTATTAAATGATCGTGGCGAACTTGATTTTGCTTATATGGAAAAGCCCAGATCTATTCACTTATCCAGGGAATATTATCCCCATTGGACTGGCGTTGAAAATAATAGTGTAAGCTTAGAAAACTTCTTTGCTTGAATAAAGGATGAAAGATTATGATAAAACATGCAGGAATTGTTCCGCTAATTGGCGGTGAACTATTAGCTTCTGACGCAGCTTATGGCGTTAAACCAGAATATATTATGAGTTATGGCGCTTTTGCTGCTAATGAACGACACCTACTTAATCACTATAAAAAAGACGGTTATGATATTCCTTATCACGTGCTTGACGCAGATGATGCCCCAGCAAAAACAGACTATGTAGATATAGTTTCTTCTGTTTGTCCTTGCGCTGGTTTATCAAATTATCATTCTAGTTACGGCGAACACAACCAAAATAACCAGTGGATGGAAAAAACTACACGACATGTATTAGAACAAGTAAAACCAAAAGTTCTTTGGGGTGAGAACGCGCCGGCGCTTGCTACTAACGTAGGTAAGTTTATGCGAGATAAACTAAAACAGATTAGCGATGAAGCTGGTTATAACATGACTATCTATATTACAAAGTCTCTTTTACATGGATCACCACAAATTCGTCGTAGAAGCTTTTATTTCTTTTGGCGCAGAGATGCTTTTGATAATATGGTTCCTGTTTTCAACACATATAATAGGAAATATCCGACTATTCGTGAATTGCTTGAAAGCGTAAAAAGCAATTTTCAGGTTGAACCGATCAATCAAAAAACACCTTCAAAAGATGATCCATATTATGATTACTTTTTGAGAGAAGTAAAAGGCGGAATGAGCCATACTGATTTTTCTGCTACCCTCGGGCCAGACACTTTTGAAAGACCATCTTATAGTATTGAAGGCGAAATGCTAGCTCAAGGTATTACATACGAGAAAATTGGTAAATGGATGTGTTCTCAGGGTAAAGATAGAGAAGCTGATAAATGCGACCGCAGGCATGCTAAACTATCAAGCGGAAAAAACGTAATGATGAGAGGAACTATAGTTCCAGTTGATCATATTGGCGCGTTTGTTGTGCACATGCCGTCAGTAGTAACTCACCATGTAGAAGATCGCTATGTTAATTACAGGGAAGCTATGACTATTATGGGTCTTCCTCAGGATTATGAGCTACTTGATCCTCGCCAAAGCACAAATCACATATGCCAAAATGTTCCGTTCCTTACTGCTAAAGATATGGCTACAGAGGTTCTTGCTACTGTAAATGGTGAAAGAAGTATGGAAAGAGCTTCTTATATGATCCAAAGTAATTTAAATGGCGCAATAAGAGAAAAAGAAATTAACCGAGATTTAATGGATTTTATAGCATGAAACATACATTTTTAGATTGCGAAACTTTTGGCCAGCCAACAGATAATTGCGCAGTAATAGATTTTTCATTCTTTACAATAAACACTGAAAGATTTGTTTCTGACAATCCTTACACGCCAGCTGATATTAAAAATGTTAAAAAATTCAAGCTTTCAGTGAAAGATCAGGTTGACAATTATGGCTGGATAGTATATAAAGATACTATAGAATTTTGGCAGTCACTTCCCGCAGAAGCTCGTAAAAATATAGTACCAAAATCTGACGATCTTTCAGTAATAAACTTCGCTGCCGGCTTATTAGAATATATGAATAAACAAGGTAAAGTAGATTACTGGTGGTCTAGATCTAATACTTTCGATCCAGTTATTTTATCTAGAATTTTTGACGCTGTAGATAAGCACCAGCATTTTAAACAATATTTCCCTCATTGGAAAGTTAGAGATATTAGAACATATATCGACGCAAAGCTAGATTTTCCTAAAAAGAATGGATTTGTTCCATTAAAAGACGAAGCAAAATGGTCTAAAGTTTTTGTTGAACATGACAGCGCGTGGGATGTTCTTGCTGATGTTCTACGTATGCAAACAATAGCAAGAGCAGAAAATGATATGGAGCAAATATGAAAATAAAAATAACATTAGAAGAACTTAGGAAATACTCTTTGTTTATTGGAGTTCCTATGTTTGGAGGCCAATGCTCAGGACTTTTTGCAAAATCTACTACCGATCTTGCAACCCTTTGTGCTAAGCACGGAATTAAAGTAAACTTCTATTATCTATTCAATGAAAGTCTAGTGCAACGTGCACGAAACTATGTAGTAGATGAGTTTCTTCGTTCTGATTACACTCACTTGATGTTTATTGATTCGGATATTGGATTTAACGCTAATGATGTTCTTTCCATGCTCGGTATTCAAGTAAGTTATCCAGACAAATATCATGTGTTAACCGCGCCGTATCCCAAGAAAACAATTGCGTGGGAGAAGATTCAGGCAGCAGTAGAGAAGAAGATTACTGATAATCCGTTTCAACTAAGCACATATGCATCAGATTTTGTTTTTAATCCTGTAGTAGGTGTATCTTCATTTAGAATTGATGAGCCAGTTGAAGTTGCAGAGGCAGGTACTGGTTTCATGCTAATCCCGCGAACTACTTTTAACATATATGAAAATGCTTATCCTGAACTAAACTACAAACCAGATCACACACGAACTGCCCACTTTGATGGCTCTAAGGATATTATGGCATATTTTGATTGTGGGATCGATCCTGAAACTCGCCGATATCTATCAGAGGATTATTTCTTTTGTTGGAATACACGAAAAATTGGGCTTTCAGTATATATGTGCCCATGGATTAAACTAAACCATGTAGGTACCTATATCTTCAGAGGTGATATGTCCTCAATTGCAAAACTAGGTGCATCGCCAACATCAAATAAACAATCAAATCCAAAAAACTATAAAAAGAAAAAGTTAGGAACTAGACCATAAGTTGTTGACATATATGTATAAATGTTATATTATAAACCCTGGGCAATTGCCTATATTATGAAAAAGTGAATAAGGAGATACTATGAAACTTTCAGAACAGACGCTTACAATCCTAAAGAATTTTGCAACAATCAACCCATCGGTTGTATTCAAGCCGGGCTTGGAACTTCGCACAATCAGCCCACAGAAAACTGTTATGGCAATTGCATCTATTACTGATGAATTTCCTATCCAGGCATGTATCTATGATACATCACGGTTTTTGTCTATGTGTAGCCTATACGAAAATCCCGAAATTGACTTTCAAGATAGCAAAGTTTGCTATATCAAAGACGGTAAGCGTAAAACCAAATATGTGTTTGCTGATATCTCAATGGTAATTGTACCACCTGAAAAGGAAATTAATGTTCCATCTGAGGATGTAAAAGTTAATGTTGCCTGGGATGATATCCAATCAGTTCTAAAAGCGGCCGGTGTTCTTAATCTGCCAGAGATTGCGTTTGTTGGTCGCGATGGTGTTTGTTACATCAGTGCGGTTGATAGTGCAAACCCCACGTCAGATAATCATGAGATTGAAATCGGTGCTACTGATGATACATTTCAATTGGTTATTAAAACAGAAAATCTAAAACTATTGCCCCAGGATTATAATGTTACTCTTTGTTCCAAAGGTATTTCGAAGTTCGAAGGTAATGGCATCAAATACTTTATTGCCATCGAATCCAAATCAACATACAAGAAAGGAAACTAAGTATGACTGAAGAAACACAAGCACCTAGCATTTCACTAAATGATTTTGTCGTGGTAGTAAATATCATAGACACATGCTCACAGCGAGGTTCATTTAAAGGCGATGAACTTACCGCAATAGGTCAACTGCGCGATAAATTTGCTGAGTTTATTAAAGCAAACGCCCCACAGGAAGTTGCAGAGACGACAGAAGAAACAACAGAAGTAACTGAATAACATTCTTAAAGGGAACCTTATATTATGACTGCCATGAAAATGAAAGAAGATGAATACCTGTGGGCACAACGCTACCGCCCACAGGTAGTCGCTGATACTATTCTTCCTGAAAATACTAAGAATATCTTCCAGAGATTTGTGGATGATAAAAACATACCCAATCTATTACTATCCGGTTCACCGGGAACAGGTAAGACTACTGCTGCAATTGCAATGTTAGATCAACTTGACTGTGACTATATTAAGATTAACGGCTCACTGAGCGGTGGTATTGATACTCTACGTGTTGAAATTTCTAACTTTGCGTCTGCCGTTTCATTTAGTGGCGGTCGTAAATATGTTATTATTGATGAGGCAGACTATCTTACAATTAATACACAGACAGCTCTCCGTGGATTTATCGAAGACTACAGCAAAAACTGTGGGTTTATCTTTACCTGCAACTTTAAGAACCGTATTATTGAGCCTCTGCGCGGTTCACGTTTCTCTGTAGTAGACTTTGCCATTGAAAAGTCAGAACGACCTAAACTTGCTGCCCAGTTCTTCAAGCGAGTGATGTCTATTCTTAAGAATGAAAACATTGAAGCAGACCCACAAGTAGTTGCAAAGATCATTGAAAAATATTTTCCTGATTTTCGGCGTGTTCTAAATGAACTTCAAAAATATGCGGCAGTTGGTACAATTGATGAAGGCATCCTTTCATCAAAGAAAACGGAGTCACTTGATGAAGTATTTAGTTTACTAAAGGATAAAAAGTTTACTGAAATGCGCAAATGGGTTGCCGATAATAGTGATCAGGACGCAAATGAGCTATTTAGAAAATTTTATGATGAATCTTTAGATCGAATTGAATTAAAAAGCATTCCAGGTTTTGTAATAGAGCTTGCAGATTATCAATATAAACATGCCTTTGTTGCCGATCCAGAGATTAATCTAATGGCATTTCTTACTAGTATCATGGTTGAATGTAGTTTTAAATGAGTATCTTTCGTCGGATATTCGTAAAGTGTTTTTATTGTAAGGCAAAGGTTGAAAAGCAAAAAGCCTTTGACTTACAATACACTGCTGCAGATGGCATCGGAACTGTTCAACTCTGTGAGACTTGTTCCAAAGATCTAAATCAATTGGCAAATAATGTGAAGGAAGTTTATGATGAATGATGACGAATTTGACATGCTCGGTGCGATTGAAGAAGCAAAGATTAAAAAGGCTGAGCGTGATAAGTTTGATGAAGAAGTCACAATTGCTTCCAAGTATACTCCGTTCGATTTTATTAATAGTGTATCTCAGAACAAGAAAAATCTAATCCTATCTGATGATCAACCTGATGTAATTGAAAAACAATACAATCCATATATTGTAAATAGAGGTTTTGCATTACATAGTGATACTGTTCTTCATGCAAATGAAATGAATATGCGGCATCATATGTTTAAGGGTGCTCAATATCATTATTATCTAGGTTCACTTAGATCCCGAGATCGCAGATCCAAATGGCATAAATTAGAAAAGGATAGTGATCTTGATGCAATTCAAGAATACTATCAGTGTAATAGATTGATTGCCAAACAGTATATGAAAGTCCTGCCGCCCGAGGAACTTCTAATTATAAATAACAGGGTATCCAAGGGTGGTACTAAATGATCTAAAACAATAAAAATAAAGGTGATCAATACTATGGACCAAGATATATTTAGAGGAGTAGGCATAGAAATTACATTGCCTTCCCCAGATAATTTTCTAAAAATAAAAGAAACACTTACTCGCGTTGGCATTGCGTCTAAAAAAGACAATAGACTTTATCAATCTTGTCATATCTTGCATAAGCAAGGAAGATATGCAATTCTTCATTTTAAGGAATTGTTTATTCTAGATGGTAAAGAAAATAATCTTACTGACGATGATATTGCAAGACGCAATACTATTGTAAGTCTATTAGAAGAATGGAACTTACTAGTAATACTAGATACCTTGGGAGTTGAAGATCCAATTGCGCCATTAAGCCAAATTAAGATACTATCACACAAAGAAAAATCCGATTGGTCACTTGAAACTAAGTATAATATCGGGAAAAAACGTTGAAAGGAACTATACTATGAAAGTTTATATTGATAACCCAGGAGCTGAATTGCCTGCATTTGCAACTGAAGGATCTGCCGCTTTTGATCTTCGTGCTTGTCTTACTGAAGGTAACAAAGTTCGTGCGTTTAATCCGCACAATAAAGAAATAAATCTGCCTATAAGAGCTGCATCTAATGGTAAGATGACATTTCAAATTCAGCCTCAATTCAGAACTCTTGTGCCTACTGGACTTATTTTTGATATTCCGTCAAAGCATGTCATAAAGATTTATATTAGGTCAAGTATGGCACTGAAGTTTGGTCTAGGCCTAGCTAATGATGTTGCAATCATTGACTCGGATTACGTAGATCCCACATATGTCATGCTATACAATATGGGTGATACACCTATTAATCTTTATCATGGCGATAGGATTGCACAGGGTATTCTAGAAAAAATGGGCACATATACCCTAACAGAATCCAAAACACCTCCTGGTCAAAAGACTGATCGAGTCGGCGGTATGGGATCTACAGGAGTAGCGTAACTAGTATTGGTCGTGGGTGCCATCTCATCCACAAACACACACAAAGGAGACTATAATGATTTATAATTACGATCAATTACTCAAGCACAACCAAAAATTCTATGATACTTTCATTGACCTGAAAGTAGTAGGTTGGAAAACATATTCCGCATCTCTTGATGAATACACTTCAGGTTTCTTCAAAGTACAACTGAAAGAAGCTGATGATAAAGTTGAACAGCTCGGCGAGAAAATGAAAAAACCAATTACTATGAAAGGAATCTGAAAATGACCACTAAGAACCCATTCGAAATCCGACTTGAAATCCTCAAGATGGCCAAGGAAATGATGGATACAAATTATCATGACGCAATGGACGGTTGGTGGAACATGGCCCGCAGGGTGCTGAAACGTTATGCAAATAAGACTACTGATGACTTCCTCAAGCAGTATGAAGAACTCATGAAATCAAAACCAGTCATGTATTCCCCAAAAGAAATGATGGAAAAAGCTCAAGAACTTTATTCTTTTGTTTCAA